AATTTTCTCAAAGTCAGCTACACTAACTGTTTTCTTCTCTATAATGTATGAATCGCCATTCGGGTCAAGTCTTATATTAAATGGGTTAATAGCAGAAATAGCTGTTTTTCCAACTACCTCACTTGCTTCTCGTAACTCACCCGTTTGTTCGTCCGCCATTGGATACGTACTTTCATCGTACGTATATTTTACTTTTGTATAATAAGGACTAGTTAATAAAGAAAACTTTAATGCGTCTCCAAATATTAACGGGAACTTATTGTTTGATAATACTTGTTCTAATATTTTATTTAGTCCTGCTTTGTATGCTGAGTTAGGATGTTCGACAGTAAAATATTTATTGTCAGTCGACATTAATATTCTTACAAAAAAATTAGATAAACGCACAACTAAGTTATCAACTACTGGGTCTTTAATTTTAGTTTGCCAATCTAGTTTATTATCAAATTGATATTCATCCATGTAGAATCGCATATTCTCACGCCAATCTTGAGCACTCTGCGTGTAAGCAGGTTCAGCTTCATTACTTATATAACTAAAGAAACTTACTATTTGTTCAGGGTTTACTTTCAATTCATTATCCTCTCTTTTGTTACACCAAAGTTAAGCCCATAATGATTTGGCTCAACAGGTTGTATATCTTCACTTATATTTAATTTCTTAGAAATATAATACAGCCCTAACTTAAACGCATCTGATATATGTTCAAAATATTTATCACGTCTTGGTACTCCGTTATCATCTCTTGTATATGCTGCCAAAGTTTCAGTTACCATTGACGCATGTTTAGAATCTATTTGTATTTTAGGAATACCTCCTGTTAGCGTTTTTAGTTCTTCATTTGCTAACACAACACTTGTGTCTCGTTTTACATATACCACATCTGTTTGTAGTCCTTTACCCTTAAATATTTCTGCACTAGAATGAGGTGACACATCATAACGTCTGTTTGCATCATGAGGTAACAAGTCCATAGTGTTTAATACTTTAGGCATTAACTCAGTTTGGTATGTAGCTACTTCATCAATAAAATCAGTTATTTGTGTATTTGTACCCATCATTGCTAATAATATATTTTTACGCCCTACTTTATCTACTTGAAATACAACACAAGCAGGATGTGAATAACCTAAGTCCCATGCTCTCCATAAAGTTCTTAGTGGGTCGTATTGTTCTGTAAGATTATCTACTACGTGCATCTCATTAAAATCTGGATAGACAATAGGTCCTTTAGGTTGTAACTGAAACTTACCGCCTTGACTAAATCTCCAGTGCATTGCACTTTCTGTAAATCGTTTCTTGTATCTTTCTATCTCTTCTTTTTCTAATGACAAGTTATCGTATACGTCTATAAAATGAAAGCTAGTGTCTTCGTCTTCTTCTTGTCGTTTATATATATCTTGTGATATGTAGTTGCTGGTTGCGTCTTCAACAATAAAACTCATAATCATTTTGCCAGACTTTCTTAATAGTCTAGCTAGAATTTCATCATGCATGTTCTGTGGAGGACACTCATCAAACCAACAGAAATCAATACCAGAAGCTTGTAGGTTCTGTGTTTTCATTTCAGCAGATTTGAATTCAAGTAATGTACCATCCCAAAATCTAACAAAGTCAATACATCTGTTTTTACCCCAGGCTACTTTGCCGCCACGTTTTTCTATGGATTCTATAGAGGGCAATAGCCCGATGTCATTTGGAGTATCTGTTGAGAATAAGTGCACCTGACTTGAAGTTCTCTGTATATCAAAGGACGGACTAAATGCCCAAATAATTCTGTCTCCATATTTTGGTTTTGCAATTCCATGATTTGGATGCCACCCAATTATATTGTACGCAGTAGCAGCCGCTGAGCAATACGATTTACCAGAACTATTGTTACCATGCACATACACACTAAAATTATTATCATCCACAATAGGCTTTTGTGCAGGATATGGCTTAAAGAAAAACAAATTGCCATACCAGTATTGTAACTCAGCTTTAACTTTTGGGTCAAAATTTGCAAATTCTTCTGGTGTCATGTTGTGTATCTTGTGCCACAACGCTAACATTTTTTTATCTTTGTACCACCAGTCTCTCATAATATTTCAACTAGGCAGGTTGTATTGGCGGTGCTAAGTCTCCTCAGCTTTGCCACAACCTACTTAGTATTTATTGCGTCCCATGCTTGTTCATGTACCCAGATACAAGTCTTATAAGCTTGTTTCTGTTTTGCTAAACAACGCATATCTTCAGGGGTTAGGCATGTAGTCTCAATATTACAGGACTCTACAGGCGGACACTCAGGTGTTGCATATAGAACTGTATCTTCAGTTGCTGTCCAAAATGAACAACTACTAAGACTTATTGAGATAATCACGATGATTGCTAATTTTTTCATCTGCTTTTTCTAATGCCTCTCTTTCTATTTCTCTTGTACGTAATTTATAATTTAATTCTTTTATCTTATTCTTTTGTTGTATATCTTTTTGATACTTAAATTTATTAAATATCTTACCAGATAATCCTAATACTGTCTTAAGTATAGTTAACCAACCTATCATTTTCTTTTCCTTTGTTTTCTTTTATTTGGAGGAAAAGCACTTTTTATTGTAGTATAACCTGCATACTCAATTCCTCTTATTTTCTGAAAAGTATCTTTAATCTTTTGTATTCCTTTTTGGAAAGGAGATTTTGTCTTAGGGTCATAACCTGGTTTTAACTTAGCTTTACCTGGTTTTTTATATGGTCTGTTTATCGGCATTACGCTTTATTCCTTGTTTTCTTTTTTCTTTTTGCTAGTCTTTGGTTTGGAGCTAACTTTATTTTCTTTTTGTTCTTTTTTGGTGGTCTCCCTTTCGTTGACCCGTATGTTCCTGTTCCCATCGGCATGTTGTTCTTCTCCTTTTGTATTCGGTATGATATTATTTTGTTCTACCCACTTAGGCATATAACGCCCTTCTTTCATAGTTTCTAATATAGATACAGTATCTGTGTATCCTTCTAGTTTATTGGATTTTTTCGCCATACTCTTCCCACGCCTCGTCTTGTAATGACTCAATAGCCTGTGTTACCTGCGTTTGTACTTTATCTGCCGCACTATGTGTAAGACTTGCACGTAATTGGTCTTTTAATACAGCAAGTTTTAGTTTATAGTACTGGATAACTAGTCTATCGTCCTCGTTTGCGTTAGCTTTTTTAATTTTAGCGTCTAAATCTTGTAATGCAGTCTCATATCTATGGAATATAGTCTTACTAAACTCATCATCGGCAAAACCCTGCACTGTATCTTCTACTTTCGACATAAATATCTTATATGTCTCTTCGTTCTTTATATTATCTAGGATATTCTTTACTGTCTTGTGGTCTATATTTAAGTCACGACCTGTCGCTCGTAAAATCCAGCCATTGGAGTAGCAACATTCTAAGAAACGCCACATTTTTTTGTTATAATCAACTTCGTCTGTAAATAATTGGTTTAATTTGTTTATCATAGTTCTCCCTTCTTCTCAAAGTAGGTAGTACTTATCTGTCTTCCTGATTCTCTGTTTCGTTTTTCTCTGAATTTTCCCATAAATTTAACAGCACACCAGCGATAATCCTCTGGAGGTACGCTATTTTCAAGAATGTGTACGCATGTATCATGTAATACGTCTTCACAATCCATTTTAGATAGCCCATACTTAGCTCCATTTATCATACAATACTTGTTTAATGCAATATAATCTACTTCTGTCATGTTATAAGCCGTATACTTGTATAAATAGCCCAGAAATGCAAAAGTCAAGTATTATTTTTTATTCCTATAAACATTATATAACAAGGTTTTTAGAATAGCAAATACAAAATGACTTGTTCCTGTATTAACTCGTGTGGGGACTAGTTCCGGCAACCTGTAACATACCGTAATTATTAGATATTTGTTGGGGGAAAAGAATAAGTGTATATATTGAGGACACTTGGGTATTTAGCCCATGTACTTTTATAAGGGGTATGGGGCATCAAGGGCACTAAGGGGGGCTCAAAAGGACTTGACACGCCTACGAGTGTGCATAAAAAAATTTTTACCGTCCGCTAGAGATAGAATATAAATATATAATCTTGATTTGGTCGGGACTGTCCCGACAGATTGAAACTCATTTTAGTATGATTTTTTTTGGTGATTCTTAGCTATTGAGTAACCGGTTCAATACCTTATAATTATTGTAAGTAGTCGGTTAAGGGAGTTTCCAAAATGGAAAACAAAACAAAACAATTTAAGATTACTGCTAAGGAAGTTAATGCCATTAAGGCGGTGTTGAAATCTACTGATAGCTTAACTAAAAAGTATGACAAGTTAGGCGTTACTATCGGTACTAATAAATCTAAATTAGCTAAGCTAGTATTTAAGTTGAATGTTAGATACATGACTGTTACGAATTCTAAAACTTGGCTTTATCAATTTAATAAGAGGGTTGAGAATTGGGATGATGTAACTTCAGACTTTGCCGATAAATTAATTGCTGGATTAAATGCAGTTGATAGCAAAAATTTCTTGCAGACCGCTGGAGCATTAGCCATGAAATTCGTTGATGTTGAAAACGGCTTAGAGATTTATGATATCGATAAATTACCAGCTAGTAAGAAAACTTGGAAGAACTTAGGTGTCGACCAGAAAGTTCTGGAAGAACAAATCGGTTCTAAGAAGTTCAATAAACTTCTAACAAGTAATACTACGAAAGATAAAACAAATAAAAAGATAGCTAAAGAAGTTATCAAAATTCAAGATTTATCAATCGTAGAACTAACGAACCAGATTATTATTAAAACTAATAAGATGGGTTCAGTTAATTGGGAGCAGTTAGGTGATAATTCTCAACCAACTAAAAAGGAATTAATCAATCTATTAACTGCAACCGAAAACCTAGCTCTTAAAATTAGAGAGACTAGAAATACTAAACTAGCAAAAATCAGCTAGACGCAATAAGCCAGAGATACTGGATGAGCATACACCGACTACTTAGGGCTTAGGACTCGTTCTTAAGCCCTTTTTTTTGGCTTAAAATTTCCTTGAAATAATCAGAAGTGTAAGACTGGTCGGGACTGTCCCGACAAGAGTATCTATATGAGTGTATACAATAGTAGTAATAACTATTATTTGATGGCGTACAAATACAAACGTAGGTACAAGTGTATGAGTGTATGAGTGTACTTGTGAGTACTTGACTGTAAGTGTGTATATGGTAGAGTATATACATATAGTTACTTACTAGTAGTTACTACTAGTAGTTACTAGTTATTAGTAATTATATTATTAGTAAGTTAATACTAATAAGTAGTTACTAGTAGCCCCACCAGTCGGGACTATCCCGACCAATATGGGTAAGTTCGGAGTTCAAACCCTTAAAATGAACTCTAGGTTTTGGTGGTTTTATTCCTCACAAAAATCACCTCACAATACAATCTAACAAGGAGGTGTTCTTATGAGTAATAAGTTTGTTGCTGATATGATTGGGTATGTCCAGTACATGATAGAGCAGGATGATGTAACTGCGTGTGCGTACATAGTAGAGACACTTAATCACGACATAACAGGTAATCATAAAACAGAGTTAGGTATGGAAGGGTATGAACCAGGTGTGTTTCAACCTAGAAGTACTGGCTATGCTAAGCATATGCCTGACCACGTAAAGAATGCGATGAGTAAAATAGATAACGATTTTGAGGAGGAGTAACATGGGTAGAAGTATGTCCAAATATGTAGAGATGTTGGCTCATGCTCAATGGAACATGGATGGCAGAGATTTTAACAAGTACTGTCTTAACAGATGGCGTACTGGTTTACATTCTGGTATAGAATTTGACAACTATCATGCTGAGAAGTTCCCTAAGTTCCAGAAAGATATCGTTGGTTATCTCACAAGTCTGAGTGGCGAGGCTTACCGAGAGACATTACTAGGTATCTTAGAGTGGTACGTGCAACATCAAGACAGTATAGATTCACGAGCACGTAACGTAACTAATGCTGATGGCAAAGCAAAGGAGGTGTAATATGAGAGCCGATGAAAGAGACGCAAAGCTTTTATCTGATGTCGCTGACTTGATACATCAAGTGTATCAGTATATCAATGCCATGCATTCACAAGTGCATAAAGCTGATAGCATAAACAGCAAGATAAAAGAGTTGAAAGAGACTGTTAAAAATCTTAAGAAGGAGGTATAAGATGGGACACTTTAGTGACCTCAGTATCAAAGCTGAGGAAGATGAGTACAAACGTAGAGTAGGACATTGGTGTCGTGAAGTCTACGATGAACTGAGTAGGAATCGTATGACCAAGGACGAGTATCTTAATCATCCTAAATGGGTAGCTACTATGCGTACCTGTTTAAGTAATCATCCCCCTCAACATGCAGTACATATCTTTATCAAAGATGTATTGATGTCAGACGCACAGTTAGAAGAGCGAGGATACAAACCAGAATATAGAACATAAGGAGGTGTAGTATGCCAGACTATATAGTAGAAGGTCGCATGTGGGTGACCATGAAAATCTCGGCTGAATCAGAGCAAGAGGCTCGAGAAGTATACGAGCGTTGCGACTATGAGAACTGCATAGATGCAGAACAATTCCACTATGATACGATAGACTCAGTAACAGAAGAGTAAGTCTATTGACTGAACAAACCACTAGATTATAATTATTACAATACTAAAAGGAGGTGACACCATGAAGTATGATACAGATACATACACTCAAGTCTGTGCATGGGTAGGTACAGCATGTAAGTTAGCTGACAAGCCTATGACTGAGGTAGACTTTGAGAAGTTTATGGAGGAAGAGCTAAACTTTCGTGTCAAATATATTGATGAGTATAGGACGCATGACGATAGCAATCCAGACCGTGTTGATTTACTGTTTGCATTACATAAAGATGATGTGAACCGAATGGTACACGACAGGCTCTTTATCTTAGGCGGTGAAATTAAATGGTATGAAGACTATATAGCTAACAGCGAGTCTATCATACCTAAGAGTCGTATACTACCAGGCATAGAGTGGTAGTATTACATGTGTGGTGGTGATGGTTGAGTACAGTAACACCCTAACTTCTAGCAAAACAAATGCATACCAAGCTAGAGCCACATAAAAATCTAACAAGGAGGTAAATGTTATGGGTAAACTTAGACAGATAGGTGGTTGGAAGACCAACGTATATACTGATGATAACGGGTATAAGTGTGTGAAGTATCACGACACAGATGTAGTCAAGTTTAATAACGACTATATAATACTCAATCATAATGGCTGGTGTACACATACAACTAAGAAACGTATGAACCAGGCAAGTGACGAGTATAACTTAGGCTTTCGAGTATCGCAGAGTAAAGGGCAATGGTATGTAGACTACAATGGATTTACACATGAATGGGAAGGTGCACATGTCAATGCAGTAAAACGTGGAAGAAGTAAGACTATGACATTTATACGAGATGAGGACGGAGCTAGGTTAGTAGGTGACATACCTACTGATACCGGTATCAACGAACACGCTCGTATGGATGGAGTCAACCAAGAGTACAACGACTACCGACTCGGTAATGACGAGTACTAATTGACACTAAAAAGAATACAGGGTATATTCTTTATGGGTATACCCTTACAAGGAGGACATATGACAGATAAAAATACACATAAACATTTTGTCTTAGATATTTATATCAAGGCAATCCATGTTGATGATGACGATGTTGTAATAGATAGTTCGTATTTGAAACACGATGACTTACCTAGTACAGTCGTTAATCAGATACGCCAGGTTGTAATAGACCAACAAAAAAAGAAGGAGGAGTAGTATGGCAAAGTATCAAGTACAATTAAGTGATATTAAAAACTATGAGACATACGTAGAGGCAGACAGTTTCTCGGATGCTTGTAGTTTTGCTGAGCAAATTGATTGGGATTACCTTATTGAGAAAGGACATGACCAAGAGGTAGATGCTCAAGGCTTACAAGTAGAAGAAGTCGAAGAGCCTGATGAGGCTTTACTTGACAAGGAGGAGTAGCATGTCGGTAGATGGACACGAAGAAATGTTAGAGCAAGTATGGGAAGAGGCTTTGGATGAGTTACCTAATGGTAATGAAGATGAAGTGTTAAGGTTGGTAGCCCAGAAGATACGACAACGTACAGAGTATGGTGAGTACCTGTATAGTATCCAGAAGGGTGAATGTTGCGAAGGAGGTGACTAATGCTTGAGTATACAAGTACAGTAGTATTAAAATTTACAGGTAATGATGGTATCTTCAAATCAAAAGAAGAATATATTAAATGGGTTAAGGAAAGTTTCCTTGAAGACTATGGTATATTCCTAGAGACCAATGAGATACATGATATACAGGAACACTTACCGCCCGAGTATAATGACCTGGCATGGGAGGAAAGTGATGGCATCGTTTAACGGAAATCATTTGAAGATGTTAGCTAAGATGGAGGCACTAGGTATGTCCATGGGTAACGAGTCTATCTTTGTTAGTATGACAATGCACAGTGCAATGAGTCATTTAATTACTCTACTAGAAAATGAGAAATGTATAACCGACACTTGGTATATACATGGTAGGTTTGATTGGCACAGGTACAATAAGTTAGTACATAAAGAAAGACGTAAGCTGGAGGCAACAGATGGGAAAAAATAAAACTAATGGGTTACTTAAAAGTTTATATGAAATGATTTACCTACCCCCACAACAGGGAAAAACGTGGGATGTAAGTGATAATAATTTCTTTGAGCGTATGAAAAAAGACGGAGGCACACATGGGAAGAAGAAAGGCAGACAGTCAAAACAAAACCAGTCTAAGTCCTGACATGGTGGAGTATGTGTTAGTCTGTATTAATAATTATGCTGACCGTATGACATACAAAGAGTGGGTAAAGATAGCAGTTGGTGTTATAGGTAGTCCTTATGATTTGAAAGTAGACTACGTAGAATTCAAACAGAACCCACTTAAATTCTATTACCGAACAAAAGACTGGAGACCTATATTAAATAGAGAGCTGTCTAAGTTTGTTGAGGAGTTTTAGTATGACACTAGGTACGGTCATTGTAGTAATAGGTTTATTAATTTTTATTATAGGAGGTGAATAGCATGGCGTACGACTCTAACTATGAAGAGACACAAGCACGTAGAGCAGAGCAAGAACAGGTAAAGCAAGAAGGAATAACTATACTTGCCTTAATTAATTCTGCAGTTGCAATGCATCAGCATGGCTTGAACATTGAAGATGTAAAACGTACAACACTAGAGCTACTAGAATTTAGAGACACTACTCTATTCGGTAATGACAGTGAGTAATTGGTCGGGACAGTCCCGACAAGGAGACAACTATGGAAAGTGCATACTTAAATCTTATATCATTTCTACTAAAGAAAGATAAAAGAATTGTGCTTGAACCAGTAGTAAAACAAATTAAGTTTGATGTACCATTTGATTTAATTATTGATGAGATGTTTATGTCTAAGGTTGACCTTACCAAGGATGACTTACTATCCTTTGTTAAAGGTAAGCTAAACGCTAGTCAGTTTAATTATCTTAAAGGCATGTCAAACTCTGTGTCGACAGCAGTAGGGTATAGGTCTATCCAATACCTACAAAGTGTTACGCAGTTAGGACAGGTAGCTGATGTACTTAAGTCACGTTTACGTCCAGAGAAAAAACTGCAGAAGATACACGGTGTTGCCGACACTCGTGCTATTACAACACAAGCTGTAGCTAAACCTATCAGTGAATTTGTATCTGATAATACACACGATTTATTATCTTTGTTTTATTACGGTGTAAGTAAAGAAGAACTGGCTGTACTGTGTGCATTTAGTGGGCGTGGTAAGACTACGATACTACTATCATTAGTACGCCAAGCTATACAGGATGGGTTGAAGGTATTGTTTATATCAGTACAAGATTTCTCTGAAGGTATGTTAAAGGAACGTATTGGTAATGCCCAAGAGTTTCCAGATTTCTATGCTGTATGCTCAGCATCATTTGGAATACCAGAGCTAGAGGTTGAGATAGATTCACTTCGACCTGATGTGGTGTTCCTTGATTATCTTAGTGTTATTGATGCACCTGTTGGTAAAGAAAAAAGATTTCAGTTAGAGTATGTATCTGAGAATCTTAAACGTATAGCCCAACAGAAAAAGATTGCTATCATTACGGCTCATCAGTTGAATGCTGATGTGTCATTACCTAGTGAGCGTGAGTTACTAGAGGCTAAGGCTGGATTGTTAGCACATACTGATTTAGTATTAGGTATAGGTGGTGATATGTATGACACCGTACGTAATGTAACTACTATCAAATCAAGACGAGCAGCACCTGTTGATGTGTTCAAAGTGGACATTGACTTTGCTAATCTTAAGACAACTTTATATTAAGGAGGAGATACATGGGAGAACCATTAGAGTATTCTGATATCATTAACACATGCCCACTTAATCAACGTGGAGCTATAGCAAAACATATGTTAGCATATGAAGTGTTACAAATTCCTGGGTGGGACATAGCGTTTCCTGATAATCCTATATCACACATAGATGCTATTGTGTTTAACCAGGATTATGTGTACAAGTTTCAAGTCAAACATGTTAACCCATACTGGAGACAGAGTAGAAAATCTAGGAAATATTCTATACCTTTACGTAACCATGTGAAGTACAAGTATAGAAAAGACCAGACACTTAAGGACAGAAGTAAAGCGTACAAGTACTTTGACCATGGTATAGATTGCGTGTACGCCTATGATTCAACAGCAGGTTGGATGACTAGAGGTGGTATGTATGTGTGGAGTACAACACCCCACCGAAGTGACCTGTCTATATACACTGTGTCGATAGACCAGCCGTCAGTTAAATCTAAGAGACGGGTTTATGTACCAGAGTTACAAGGGTTTATTAAGACACGTCAGACACATGAGATAAAAAAATACAGACACGATTTATTCTTAGGGAGGTGACACATTGGGAAGTGTAATAGCGATGGCACGGTGTCCATTTCATGACGACAAAACACCGTCACTTGCAATATATGAAACATCATATCATTGCTTTGGTTGTAAAAAATCTGGTAAGCTTGAGCCTTGGATGACTGAGTTAATACATGGTGTAGATGTACGTAACAAAGGTAAAATTCCTACTATACAATCAGATAAGTTTGCGTATGATTACAATGAACATATAGAAGAGTTTATTACAAGTCGTGGTGTTGCTATAAATACTGCACAAATCTACGGCATACAGAGTAACGGTAATAATATTTTGTTACCATGTTATGACACTGATAATGATTTGATTGGATATCAAAAGCGTAATGTAGTAGGTAAGACTAAGAACAAGTACATTACTATTCCTGTTAAGAGAGCAGGTATAGATATGTATCCTGATTACTCATATGTATGGACAGGGTATGACGATGTACCTGAACCTTTATATGATAATGAACAGGTAGTAGTGGTGGAGTCTGTTATGGATGCATTGTTTATTAATAGTATTGGGTATTCAGCTGTTGCGTTGTTGGGTACTGCAGTGCGTGGTGATATTGTATTAAGATTAGCTGGATGTACAGCTAGATGTGTGTTATTATTTGACCCTGATGCTAACGTGGTTGCAGCACACTTACAAGATAAGCTTAACGCATATGGTATTGCTGTTGCTATGATTAATACGAATAAAAAACCGTACGAGTTAGATAAAGATAAATTAACAGACACATTGAGTGCAACATTTAGGGAGTTACTATGACATATTATATAGAGAAATGTACTAAGGAAATACTAACTGGATTAGAGCTAGATAGAAAACCAGAGGTAGAAATTCTAGCTACTAAATTATTAATACAAAGAATCTTACATAGAAATATAGATGAACTATTTAAGGTACTACTGGAGCAACGAGATGACATACACACTACGAAAGAAAAAACATCCGAACAAACCTGACAACTGTTTACGTTGTGGGTTGTTTGAGGATAGTAAGTCTTACAAGTTAGGCTATAAGAAATTACAATCAGGTAAAAAGAATATACTTGTTATATTGGAAACACCATCACAACTGTATGACACACGAGGTAAGATGAAAGGTAGCCAGGTGTGGGATGTCTTACAAGAACTGTGCAGTAAATGGTTAGGAGATTTTGCTGTGTATATTACACATGCTACACGTTGTAGACAAGCCGAGGGTAAGATAAAGATTGCCGCTATCAGGCAGTGCTTACCATTCTTACAAGAAGACATAGATAAAATTAAACCTGTTACTATCATTACCTTTGGTGATGCAGGTAAACAAGCATGTAAAGAGTTAGATATAGAGTGTCACTCAGCTCCTGTAATTGTAGGTGGTGGTCAATCAAGTGTGGTCGAGACATTAAACAGGGTGTATCATGAACTACATAACATCCTTGAGCCTATACCTTTGACTACAAATCTATCTCGTATTTTATTACAGGCTAATAAGACAAAAGAAATTAGCTTAGACTTTGAGTGGAATCCAGACACAGGTGTAGCTCACTCAGTAGGGTTAGCTGCAGGTAGTATAGCAGGTGGTTTTATCTTGGATGCTCACACTAACAAAGCTATAAAGAATTTATTTATTGACCCACGTATGACAATCATTGGGCACAACATAGCAGAGGATTGCCGTAGAGTTATCGACCACATAGGTAACAACATTAGATGTCAGTTTGTTGATACGTTGTTACTGAAGCGGGAACTTGTATTCAACTTAAGGCAGGGTGGGTTAAAGTATTTTGCTGAGAAATATTTAATGTTAACTAAGTACTGGGATGGTATTACAGTAGAGGATTTTGCATCACCTACTCCTAAGCTACTACGATATACAGGTGGAGACGCATGGGCTACGCTATCTTTGTATCGTAGGTTTAAATCAGATTTCCCAAACGAGTGGGATTACATGCAAGAGGCTAGGTATATAGATATGGATATGATTTTACCAGTAGCTTACATGGTACACGGAGGTATCAAGATAGATAGGAAGAAACTAGCTAGTAAGGTGGGTACACTCAGACGTAAAGAAGCTAAGATATCAGCTGAGCTTACTAAGAAGTATAAGATAAACCCATCAAGCCCATTGCAAGTATTAGAATTATTAAAAAAACGTAAGCATAAAATTAAATCAACAGGTGTTGAGGTACTAAGTAAACTAAACGACCAAGTAGCTACTGACATACTAGAGTACAGAAAGATAAGTAAGTTAATGACTACGTACTTAGACAAGTTGCCGAACATGGTAGATACGGATGACTTGATACATTGCAATCTACATTTAGCTAATACAATTACAGGTCGTATGAGTAGTAGTAATCCAAACATGCAGAACATACCGCCTGAGGTACGTCCTATATTCTCTAGTGTATTTGAGGAAGATGGTAACCTAGTTACAGTAGACGCTAGTCAAAGCGAACTACGTTGTCTTGCTTACCTGAGTGGTAGTAAGTATCTAATTGATTCATACAATGAGGGGACTGACATGCACACCTTAGTATCTAAGTTAGCAGGTATATCACGTAAGAATGCTAAGGTATTAAACTTTGCATTTGTATATGGCTCATCAGAGTACGGGTTAGTCACTCAGTTAATACAATCAGGATTAAAGAAACGAGAGGCTGACACTACTGTTAAAAGTTTTATTGATACTATGAACAAGCTGGGTATCAAAGATTATCAGAACAAGTTACTTGCCAAGGCTAAGAAATTAGGTTATATTTATTCTCCATATGGTCGTGTTGGTACTAGACTTAATCCTACTCAAGTAATAAATTTTCCTATTCAATCGTTTAGTGCTGACTTGAATAAGATGAGAATTATATATGTCTTCAATAGATTAAGAGAAGAAAAACTTATATCTCGTATATGGTTAGAGTTCCATGACGCTATGGAGTTAGACATATACAAGCCTGAACAAGAACAAGTATTTAATATTGTAAACGAATTGGACTTAACAATACCAGACGTATTGTCTAAGGACATATCAATTAAATTGCCGCTAGACATTAAAGAGAATGGTGTCAATTGGCAGTAAGGAGGGCAGTTTTATGCCAAGTTCATACAAACCCAGAGCAGGTAGGGTTGCACCAAGACCAACTAGTCTAAACGCTAGTGCAGCTGAGCCAACTGGACAAGCTACTTCTCAACAGAGTGAGGAAAAAGCTAAGTTAATTCCATGTGGAGGTGGTTGGAAAACCAATTGGGGTTATTCCTGTCAGGTCACACTAAACGGCATGTCATACAAAGTCATGGCGTTCTGGAATAACAAACCGAAGGGGTCAAATCCACCAGCTATTAATTTCACTATACGTGAAACTGATATGGAAGGTACGGAAGCACCTGTTCGTGAGGAGTACAATGGGTAACACCATTAAGTCACTCATTAAAAATCCAGATGCATTCTATGAAGATTTAGATGCTGGTGTTAACCAGGTATTAGATATAGAATTTGATGCACGTTTCGAAGAATGGAAAGCAAGGGGTACGGACACACAAGTCCGTGCCTCCAGTCTAGGTACTTGTATTAGACAAGCTTACTATTCTTTTAATGACCAAGCACAGCGTAGTCCTGTCACCGACCCGATGGCACGAAGACGTATGTACATGGGGTTTGTTAACGAAGAGATTATGGGAAAAATTATTGACAAGATACCAGGTGAAACCTTTGGGCTTACTAGTGTAGAACAAAATAGTTTTCCTATACATGTAGAGCAGAAAGATGATGAAGACATACACCCTGCTGCTACTACAGATTTTGTTAAGATATTAAAAGACAAAGACGACACGCACTACATACCTATAGAATTAAAATCAACTGATGTGTACAAATGGAAAGACTTTACCTATTGGAAATATCATTTGAAACAATTACTACTATGGATATACTGTGCAAAAGAAAATGGATTAAAGATTCCATACGGCATATTACTGTATACACGTAGAAGTACTATGGAAATGAAATCAGTTATCATAGCTGTCGATACTGTGTACTCTAAGATGGGTAAGGTATGTGAAAGTTATGACCATTGGAGACCATTCATACATGATTTAATTGCTAGACTTAAGTGGTCTATTAGAGAGCATGTAGTACCAGAGAAGCCTACGGATGTACCTCAATACATTTGTAAGACTTGTCCGCACTTAGGTAAATGTTTGAATGATGAGAACTAATGGTAAATAAAAGATATCAAGCAGGATACAGGTTTGAAAAGAGGGTAGCTAACCAAGTAAGGGAAATATTGGATAACCCTAGTATCCTGTATTACATTATAGAATCACGGGGTAGTAAAGGTAAGGCAGACATAGTGGTAGGTCTGTATCATAAGCCAACAGGAAATCGTTTTTGGTTTGGTATACAATGTAAGAAAGGTTATATATCTAAACCAGAACAGGGTAGACTAGCGACAGCTGCTCGAAAAGAAAACGGTATGTTGTTGTTCTTTGCTACTCGTGATTCTGCAACTGGTAAAGTAATTTATAATCCCGACTTAAAGGAGTGGACTAAACAATGGGTAACCGAGACTATTTAGATATGTTAAAACGATTAGGCATTATATGTTTAATCGGTAAGGATAAATTTGGAGTAGCTGTATCAACAGGCAGTTTATTCTTAGACAGTAGGTTGTCTTACTTATCTAAGTTACTTCACTTGATTGATAAAAATTGGGATGAGTTAAATCTACATAGGTTCTTACCCGAAGATATGGACACATCTGACTTCTTAAATTTTTTACACGAGGCTAAATTAGAATACGTAAATAAAGAAACGTATTTACATATGACATACAAACAAGTATTAAAACCAAACGGTATTAGTTTATATGAGTTACCTAGTGTATATAACTATGAATCAATTAACAAAGAAAAGACTAGACTTTATTACAATTTAATTCCAGACAAAATTGTATATGTATTACAACGTATACAAATTCCTAAACTCTTTATCACTAAATTTCATCTCTATTGTACGACAACTGAATGGTCTGAGTTAGAAAATTTACTTGTAAAAAGTTCACGAATATACGGAGAGGAATAATGAAAGTTGTCTTAGCTAAATTAACTGATGTATTTATATTAAAAGATTATTTTTCTATGGATACAGATGTAGAAAGAGAAACAGCTTTAATTAAATTTTATATTGACCTAGCGTCAGTTGGATTAAAAGATAAAACAATTGGTAGCTTGATTGCATTAATAGCAGCGGGACATGCAAAGATATATTTTATTGATGGGTATCATGAGAATGTATTTTATAGATGTCAGATGTTATTTGCTAATATGTTACGCACCATACTAGGCGAAGGTTTGACCAAAAGTTTATTAGCAGGTAGTATTATATATAGAAAGGTTGATTCCTATTTAGATTTACAAAATACTTTTATTGAACTATCTAATGAATCAAAATTAAATGAAGACGAAGTTATAAATATAAATGAAACGACCTGGAAAGATTATGTTGCAGAAACGTATCCTAATCTATACGAAGATAAGTATAGAGTTTTTGCAGAAGACTTTGACGAAGTACTAAACTGAGGGTAATCTTACAATTGTCATCTCCTTGGGACATTATCTTCAGTTAGTACCAACAGTGGGTAGTACTAAACACCTCAGTGCTACTCACTTTTTCTTTTACGAGATTGAAAACTATTGTTAACTACTAAGCTTTCGGCAATACGTTCAAACGCTCTTACTTTACGCTCACTTAATACATTAGATTGTACTTGTGCCTCAGCCATCTTCTCTAAGTTTCTTTCTATACCACGTACAATTTCTTTAGTTCCATTTTGTAAGTTACTTGGTTGATGTTTAACCATAAACCACATAACTAAACCTAACATACCCATGCTAGGTGCTTGTGATAATAAACTATTTATAATTTCTAAGTCTCCCATTATCTGCTACCTAGTGGATTGTTTAGCCCGTTCCTAAACTCATCTAGTTTAGCTTCTAATACTTCAAGTTTTTTGTCTAAGATAGCTACATCTTTTTGTAACTCTTCGATAGTATCACTACCTACAGCAGCAGACACAGCATCTAATCTAGTATTAAACTCTCCCCAAGCATAAAATCCACCACCTATAGCAGACACTACTCCAATAACCATTGCGTATTTTTGTAATTTATCTAGCATGTTGCCTCCTCATATTATATAATTCTGTTTCTAATTGTATACGTTTAAGTCTAGCATCTTGTACTTTACGTTGGTATTTAAGTACAGGGTCGTTGCCTGACATAGCTATTAACTTATTGTTTTGTTCTGTATATACATCAACTGCATACTCATCTAGTGTTCGTGTATCAGTATAAGTATTGCCTTGATATAGTTGACGTGTATCAAACAAGTTTGCATTTTGATTAGTATAAGATGATAAGTCAGCTTGAGTTTGAGTTAACGCTCTTGCAGCAACCACGCTTACAATTTGTAATTGTTTACTTACTGATGCTACAGTAGCTGATACCTTAGCCTCAACATCTGACACATCAACTGAGAACTCTTGTGTTGTTACCTCAACGTCTGTATCTACGGACGACTCCACTTCAGATTCTTCTTTAACTTCTTCCACCTTGGCTGTGCTAGTCTCAGTAGGTTTGTCTTCCACGACCGACTCTTCTGACTCAGTTGGTATCTCGCTAACTTTAGTTGTTGATGTAGGTTCATTTGGTTCATTGACTTCTTCTTCCTCCATTGCTATGATTTCTTCTTCTGTAACTGTACTTGGTAATTCTTCTTGTGTTTCTTCTGGTTCTTCAACTATTTCTGGTCCTCCGAAAACTTGTAGTATCTCGACTTCCTCGAACTCCTCTTCCAGCTCCTCGAAAGCTTCCTCCAGGTTCGGCAAAGGTGTGAGTTCTTCTAGGGCTAGTTCTTCTAGCACTTCGAATTCTTCTATAATCTCTATCGGTATTTCCATTATCGGAACAAATGTCGGTTCTTCGAATTGTTCTTCCCATTCATAAAACTCCTCTATAATTTCTATAATCTCTTCTATAACTTCTGGTTGTACTACTACGTTGTCATATGTCATAGTAAGTTTAGCACCAAGCAAGTTAGGTCCACCAAGATTAGTATTGTAAGTGTCATATCCTAAGTCTACACCTTCCCATGCCCAGTAAAATTGATTACTGCCTGTGCCTGTATATGTAACACTGTCAGTATACTTATGTGCATTACTACCGTACCCTGCATCATTGTTACGTATTTGGTTTACAGTAGATAGTACATTACCATTTTTATCTAGTATGCTAACAGTAGTAGTGTAGGTATCTTGTCCTGGCTTAGCTTGACCGCACTGCCAGTTAGAACCTTGGTACTCACAGTTCTGTACAATTGTAGTAGAGTTAAGTGTAACCCCATTGTTTAGTTTATCTTGGTCAGTAGTATCATCCCCTGTAGTTATACCAACAAGTGAGCCTGTTACATTAATACCACCAGTACCTGTAGTCTCTAACTCTTGTCCCCAGTTTCGTATGTTACCTGTTGTGTTAAACCCATTAGTAGTTACATTGGGTATAGTAGAATCTACGCTCTGATAGTTACTAGCATTGTTAGTTCCGTTAGGTAACAAGTTGCCTGTAGTTATATCCTCAGCAAAACATGCCCAACCTATAACTAGGAAAGCTATAAAAGCATAGAACCAGTTAGTCATTGTCATCACCATATAGTTCATACTCTGTGTTAACTCGTTTCTCTAATACTTTTTGTAACCTAGCATCTATACTAGCTCGTCTTCTTAGGTTCTTAATGTACTGTGTATAGTCTGGTCTTTCTACATCATATTTTTTCCACTGGTCTTTAGCTGCCTTACCTATCTGTCCTTCGAATGGACACGGTGTACCAGCATGGTCCATAGCACTAAAGATTCTATCGTCTTGGCATAGTATAGCTATAGCCGCAACCCGCATATTAAAGTCATACAATAACTTAGATAGTTTCATGCGTTCACAATTCTCATCGGTAAAGTATGTACCAGCAGCAACACCTATTCCAGGGACTTGAACACCAGCACTAACACCAACAGTACACAAATCCTGGGAATACGAACTCATGCTTGGAGCACTGGCTGTTGGTACAGGTATGTCGTTTTTGTTGTTGTTGTTAGTAGAGTTATTGTGTGTAGTAGCGTTGGTCGTTGTGGAGGTTGTAGTGTTGGTTTGACCATCGTTGTTGTTTGTTGTTGTGGAGGTATACCCACCTGATATACTGGTGTTCGTCCCACTTGTATTTGTTTGTGTAGCAGTAGAGTTATCGGTTGCATAAGATGGTAGTGCTAATAATAAAAATAATAATAAGTACTTCATTTCTTTTTGCCTCCCATTTGTTTAACAAATTCTGCTACTGCATCTATTTTATGTTGCGGTACTGGTTCTCTTGGTTGTTTGTCTCCAGTTTGAAAGTTTGTATTTTTAATTAAGTTATTAACTGTAGGTGTAGGAGATTGAAATGCTTGTAATGCTTTAGCTTCATCTGGTGTTATTAATTCATGTAAAGGTATTTCAGGTAGCTCAGTTTTATCTGCATTATGTGGTAAATATTCTGTTGAGTAATGAGCTATTTGATTAAACAGTTTTGGATTGGTAAATACAGGTTCATAAATTTTCTTAAATGTGTTGGAATCAGTTACTTGTCTTACTAAACCTGATAGTATAGTAGTCATTTTTATTGGGTCACCTGTAGGTAAATTGTCAGCTAATGATTTAGTTCTACCTATGTCTGGTATGCCTGTAAATCTAGCTAAATCTTTAGCAACTTTAGGTACTTGGTCTTTAGGCACATAATTAGATAATAATTGCCCAACTGTTATATTATCTTTATGTTTAGCTTTATTAATTAAATCTTTGGTAGATGCTCTAAGACCTGTCATTATATCTACAAACGAACCGTCATCTGTTGCTCCGTAATATGGGTCAGATGTATTGTAATTATTATTTATACCTAATGGGCTTAGTAACAACGGACTAATTCCGTAGATATCTGTGCCTTTTTGGCTTACACTCACTGGCAACCCCAGTTCTGTTTTTATGAATTTATAAACTTCACTGGTTTGTCCATTAAGCACATGGGAAAAAGCATCTTCGTCTATCATGTCATCTAATTTCTGAGTAAACACATTCCTAGTTGCCTTATTTGTAAATATGGTATCATACTTATTATACATAGGTTGTATTACTTGATTAACTATTGTATCACTAACATGTTCCAGATAATTATCTTGTCCTTGGTCTATAGTTTTCATATAGTATGCTCTCATAGGTTGACTCATAAAGTTAATACCATCTTTAGACTTTCTATATCTAAATATATCTGAACCTAGGTCAACCATCTCATTTAATTCTTTTGATTTACCAAAAACAAATTCAAGTCTTTTTTTCTGATTAGCTTTACTTGTCCAAGTCTTCATTAATTTATCCATGTACTGAAGAGCATCAGTCGAAGCAAATTTTGCAGCTCCTTTTGCTGCAGTTATTTTTGTAGTTGCCATAGCTAAACCTTGAGGACCTATAAAATCTAACCCTGATAAGCCTAAATCATCTGCTAAAAAATCGACCAACTCTGGAGAAATTTTATCTATTAAACCTCCCCTAAATCCAAAAATTTCTTGTACTAATTCTTGTGCATCTTCTGGCGTAACTTTATCTGTGTTTTCTTTACCTATTTTATCTTTTAGTTCTATCATGAATCACATAGCTCCTTTGCTGTAATAAGACTAATAAGTTCTCGATTGTACTTAAGAAACGCAAGTAACAATTGAGTCTTACAGTCTATTACATTCTCTTCATCCTCATGGGTATCACTTAAATCATCCAGACTATGCATAAATTCATGTACCAAAACAAACTCTGGTGTGTTGTGCTTTGGGTTTCTTACTACATAAATAGCATGTTCGCCAGGAATCCATAAACCTTCTATGTGTTCATCTGAATTGTATACGCCTAACTCCATAGCTTTCTGTTCTATAACGCAGACATCTACAATTGATACTTCTATTGGTTTATAGTCATCCCCTAAGTTAATCCATCCCATATGCTCCACCTATTTACCTATTAACTTTTTAGCTTCAGCAGTAAAAGTTTTCCATTCTTCAGGTGTTACTTTGTCATCTTCTACCATTTTAGTAAAGGTATCAATAACTACTTTGAACTGTTGATATTTACCTTTGAATAAAATTCCAGCTACGGATAGTACTCCAGTAGCTAACCACGGTAAATAATCTATTATCATACTTAACATATTTATATCCTCCTATATGTTATCGGTCCGTAAACTGTTTACGAACGTCTTTACTTATACTTCTAAGTCTTTGTTGGTATGCTCCTTGTTGATTTCTTTTATACCAACGCTTAAATTTTGTTGGGTCTATTCCGTTTTCTTGTAGTAATGCGTCAGCCTCTTTAATCTTCCCGGCTCTAACTAGTCTTGAAGCTTTTGACATTACTCCAGAATTACGGAACTTAAGGTCTGTATCTGTGTCCTTTAAGTTTTGTAGTAGTTGCTCATACCTACCTTGTACAGGTGATTTAAGACCTGCAGCTGTTAGTAAAACTCTACCTACTTTACCTATAGGTGCTCCTTGTTTATATATTTCTTCTAACATTTCTCCTGGCATTTTAAGTTGACCATGTTTATTGTAGTTGTAAGTTTCTCCGTGAATACTCATATCGTATGCGTCTATTAAATTTTTAATTGATTGAGGTACAACAGGATATATAGTAGCCCATCCTAAAGAATCACCACCTGTTCGGAAATGATTTATAGCAGTCTTAGTTGATTCATATAAACCTTGAGCAAAAATACCAGCAGGTTGTTGGTCTGTAAGTATACCCTTAAATGCTAAGTCACTTACTGTACCTACACTAGCTCGTCTACTAAAATCAATTCCTAATAAACCTGGTATTCCTGCATAACCAAAGCTACCCATAGTAGAGGCTAAATAATCTTCTGTATTATTAACTAGTTTTCCTGGAAGGAATATATCAAATATTTGCAACATATCTCTTGCTCCTGGTACGTTAAGAGGACCAGCTATTAAGGCAAATGCAGCCACTGTAGTATAAAATTCTTCATTACTACGAAAAGCCATACCAAAAAATCTTTCGAAATATTTAGTAGTAAACACCTTAAACTGTGCTGCTGGTTTAAGTAATGGATGATTTAACATACCTGGATTTTCTAATGTACTATAAATAAAGTTAGTATCATTAGCCATTTGTATCATATAGTTTTTCTTAAAATTTTCATTTGTAATCTTGTAAGTATATCGTGCTTTTTTCCCCGAACCTGTAGCTACTTTTGAATACATGTTTTTTGCAGATAAAGCCTCATCTCCAAATTTAGTATAGCCACCATAGTTACGTATAAGTTTTAACATGTTCCATTCAGCTGTGTTTAAGCCAAGTTTACCTTTACGCATACCTAACATATTCTTAGCTAAATTACCTTGATATATATTAAAGATTTCATCAGCAGATATTTTTTCTATACTTGTTCCTTTTGCTTCTAATTTTTTAACTAAGTTGCCTAGTACTTCATCGCTTAAATCATGTGCCATAGCAGCAGCAACTCTACGTGGTAATCTATCTCCCTTATTAAATAACCACAAAGAACCATCTTCAATTGCTTGTAACAACATATTTCGTTGAGATGTAGGTAGCTCAGATGTTAAATCTCTAGCAGCAAATGTAGCAATATTATGTCCTTCATCTGTAATACCAATATGTATACCTATATCATCTAACGCTTGAGCTAATTCAGGATTAGTTTTACTTGTTCTTTTGAACATAAAGTTAGAAGTATGTTTAAGTAACTTACCTGTTCCTTTAACTCCAAATGCAGGAAACACAGAAAACGGTAACATAGTTGTTTGTAGTAAAGCCGAACCTACATTTAATCCTAATGTAGATATTCTTGATAATGTTAAACTTGTTTGTACCATTTTTCTTAAACGTAAACTTCTTGGATTTAATCCTGCTTTTCTAAACATAGCCCCAATAGCAGGAGTAGAATCTATCCCTTGTCCAATAAATTTTAACCATTTATCTATTTGTAACTCTGCACCATAAGGTCTACCAAACAACTCGCCCATCTTAGCACTTAATAAATTAGCTACTTCTGGGAAAGTATCACCTGCTTTATTCCTAAAGTTTCTAGCCATAGATACAGCAGTATTACCTCTGTAAGCTAGTAATTGATATGAATGATGCCTCATTGCCTTAATCATATAAGCAGTTGCTACATCAATAGTATCTTCTTGAATACCTAAAGCAGTTGATGTTTTCTCCCTAGAATTTAAGTGCGGCATATTTATTTTACCTTTAATACTGTCTCTTGCGGCTTGAGTATTACCTTGTGCTAGTTCATCTAATAATTGTCTAGTTGATATACCCGATAAAGCTTCTGTGTTTTGTATAGCTTTATATAATTCAGGTAAATCACTTTGTAAACTCGTTAAACTACCATCTACTTCTGTTACAACAAACCTTCCGTTACCTTTACTATATTTAGCATTAGCTCCTATGTCGGCTAATCTAGCAGCGGCATCGTCTGAGTTTTGGAAAAACCCTAACGTAGTATGCGTATCATCTACTACATAAGTAAGTTTCCAGTTACCTACACGCATGTGTGGATAATAAAAAGGTATTTGTAAAGGTAGTTCTTCAGTTGCAGTTAAGACTTTACCTGCCATGTTTAGTTGTTCGCCTGACATAATACTGTCATTTACTTGTTTATTAGTTGTAACAATATAATCTTCCCATGCGTCATCCATAAATTTTCTGTATGCTTCTGCATACTGTCTTGCTTTAGGTGTAACTCCTGCTAATATTTGTGATGCAGCCTCAGTTGCTTTTGGTTGTATTAATTTGTTGTACTCTACATTAGACATTTTTTTCTGTGGATTAGCTTTTATAATTTTCATTACTTTACTATCAATAGCACGTACAGTTTCTTCAGCTTGTTTAAACTCATCTGTTTTCATTTCTCGTTTTAATTTTTTTAACGGCTCAAGTCGTGTAGTTAACTCACCGCCTCTTGAAACCAATCGTTGGAATGCTCTTGTTGCTATTTCACCTTGGTTAACCCATGCTATACCTGGTTGAAACATTGTTGTTTCTATTACTCTTGATGTACTTCTTAATAGATGCCACAGTTTTTTTAGTAAACTTAATTCATTTATAGGAGGTATATCAATTGCATCTTCTACTATTTCTCTACCAACACCTGCTACTACTTCTGTGTGCCCTAATTTATTATCTAATTCTTTTTGTGCTGCTGTTTTATATGGAGACATTTTAGCTTGTTTTCTTACTTGAGTTTCTGACAGTTCCCCTATCTTCCTAATGTTAGATAAATCATCATAAGTTTGTATTGTTCTTAATTTTTTAGGGTCTGTTGCTGCTTGTATTAAATAAACCATTTTACTAATAGTTCTACTTAAATATGTTGCACCTCTATTAAGACCACCTGTAAATAAGGCTCGTAATACTGTATCATCAGTTTGGTTTATTAAAGTATTAGCAAAAGAAACATATAATTGTTCTAATGCTTCTTTATTTTTTACAGGATTTTTATGTAATTCAACATATAAACTATGAAATTTTTGTATTATAGGATTTTCTTTATTAGCTGCAGCTAATGTTTGTCCTAAACTTTTCTCAGCCCAGTCTGTTATTATTCGTTTCATAGCGTCTGTATTTTTTCTGATAACGTCTTTACTTTTTTTAGCCCCTTGAAAAGCACTTGTATTTACATTATTTAAGATAGTATTGTTGTCCGTTTTGTTTACTATTTGTAATGATTGACCTAAGTAGTAATCTACTTTAGCTTTTTGTATTGGTGTTGGCGGTAAGTCTGGGTCTAATAAAGCTTTTTTACTTTTAATAGCATCTAAGCTTTTAGTAAATGCACGTTCTAATGTAGTGCTGTTAGATAAAATTTTATTAGCTTGAACAATTCCTCTAATATTTTCTACATTTTCTAGTAATAGTTTTAATTGATTTTTACCTACTTCAGTTCTTAAATCTAACTTTGCCATTGCTACTATTTGATTGTGAAGTTTTTTTGTTGCTTGTTTTACTTCATTAGATTTATAATAACTTTTAACTATTTTATCTACTTCTTTTTTATAAATTTTTCTTGCTTCGTCCATTGCTTTTTTTGTAGCCGATTGGGGTAATAAAATTTCTGCTTTGTGTTGAGAGTTTGTAATGTCATCAACAAGTTCTCTTGTAGCAAATGTATATATTTTTGTGTTTTCTAATTCATTAGTCTCTTCAAATCTACGTCCAGGTCTTTTTGGTTTACCACCTGTTTTTACTTTTTTACCTGATTTATCAATTGATTTATCGTAAGCTTTACCTGCTTTTATTCGTGCTTGGTTAATAACACCTTGGACACCAGGAATACCTGTTCCTCCTACTAAAGCTTCTTCAGCTGGTGATATTGCACCTTTGAATTGTCCTTTTGGTAAGTCGCCAGTTTTAGCTCTAGCTTCTGTAATTAATACATTATCTATTTCGTTATGTATGTTTTTTATGGTAGCTTGACGCACATCGTTAGTTATGTTTGCTCCTTCAAGTTCACCTTTAATTAAATTTTTTATTTTTTGAGCGTTACCTTCAGTAACTACAATTAGATTCTCAAAATCTATTGATTTATCTATTCCTGCTTTGTCTGTTCTACCTTGTAACATCATTTGAAACTCATCTCGTGATATTAATTTTGATTTGAAATCTGTTATAGTTTTATTAATTACTTTAGTTGATTCTCTGGTAGCAGCTCGTTTAGCATTACTTAACGACCTACCATCAATTAAACTTTTACCTGTAATTGTACTTAATGCTTTACGTGTTGCTATATTAGCATCATAATCTAATTGTTTTATTGCTGCTCCTAACTCATCAGTAGCTTGTTGAAGTTTAATAAATATAGGTCTAATTTCAGTTAAATCCATTTCACCTAAACCTTTATTAAATCCTACATTAAATACGTCTTCAGGTTTTTCTCCTTTTCCAAGAACTCTGTTTCTACTACGGTAAGTAGGATTACCTGCATCATCTACTAATGGTGTAAATATGCTTTCTAATGCGTCTCGTCCTGGTCTTGGGGTAGCTCCAAAACCTGGTAAAGCAGTTTCTACAGCTTGTTGTGCAGTAACTGGTGTGCCCTTAGATAATGCTGATGCTAGTTTAGCTTGTCCAGCAGTTACTAAATCTTGCGTAACAAACGGAGTTCGTTTCCACATACCTCTTACTGCATTAAAACCTCCGATTCCACCAGCAGTATATAAAGCAGAAGTCATAACATCCATGTCAAATGCATGTGCTGTTAGTGCAGTCTCAGCAGATAAAACAGAAGCCCCTCTTGCTAGTTCTTTTCCCGATTGATTAAATCCTTTTCTAATTACGTTAATTAATCCAGCTCGTCTACTTTGACCTCCACCTATTTTACTAGCTGATGATAAAGTGTTTGCTACATTAGTACCTGTTGCACCTAATCTATTTAATGCATTTATAAGCACAGGTGAATTACCAAAATTCATAATTTGTTGTTGCATTTGAGGAATAGTATTACCAAAAGGTTGTGTAAATCTTCCAGCTCCTGGTATATTACGAGCAAATCTAGCTAACTCCGCTGTACCTCGTAAAGCTCCTAAACCTAAACGTCCTGCTGCTGCTATAGTAGCTCCACGAGTTGCTAAAGTTGAACCTAAAAATCCCCCAAACATACCAAACCCATAAGCAATACGTTCACTTGTAGTAGTAGGAGAAATGTAATCATACTTACCATCTAGTATAGGTAATAAACCTAACGAGTAATCAAATACACCTTTACCAAAATTAGCTGTCATTCCATAAGACGTATCTACTTTTTGTAAATCCATACTAGTATAAGGAGTTGGGTCTACAAATGCTTGAATTGCTGCACGACTTAATCCACTATATGCATTAGGACTAGCTTTAGGAGAACTAGTATTAGTTTCTATTCCAGCAGTTCTAAGTGCATTAGCTTTAATTTTACTTAACTCTGTCATGTATTATCCTACCCTTGTTCTGTTTATAAATGTATTATAAAAATCATTTTGCTCGTCTTCAGTTATACTAACTCCTTGGTCTAATGCTAATTCATCAGCATATGCGTATATAAAAGGTCTTAATTTATTAGTGTCAAATATATTATATTGTTCAATTGTAGAGCTAATATCGTCCAAAGTTGCTGTGTTATATAATATGTCTAACATTTGTTCTTTATTAGGTGCTTCTTGGTCTATACCCATTGGTCTTTCTTCAGTTGCTGGTGCTCTCGCTGCATCCATATCTGTAAAGAAATCCTCTATTGCTTTTTGTATTTTTTCTTGTGTTGCTTCTGATGGGGCTATAAGTTCCTCATTTAATACAGCCATTTCACCAGTTAACACACCTCTATACAAATTTTGTTGCCTGTTTACATCCATAGCAACTTTATTTTTTCTAGTATTAACTCCAAATCTATTTAAGTCTCTTCTATAATTAGATACTGCATTACCGTATCGTGCTTCATCTGATTGTACTACAGTGTTTCTTATTTTTTTAGCTTCTATTATTGCTTCAGGAGCTAAAACTCCATCTCCTATAAAGTTACCATTCTTATCAATTCTTCCTATTAATCCGTCTGATATTGCTCCTATTACACTACCAGATTCATCAACAAGTCCTGCCGCTTTGGCTTTATTAAAAAATTCTTTGTTCTTTTTACTAGATAAATTACCGTTATCATCAAATAAAGTTGAATAATCTAATCCAGCATTTTCTGCCATAACACTAAGTACATGAAGATTAATTGGGGCTAATTTAGAAATCATAATATTCATTTCGTCTTTATTACTAACTTGCCCGTCTAACCCTAAAATTCCTTCTACATACATATCATCAAGTTCATTAATAAGTCCAGTTAACTCAGTTGGTATTTCTCCACCAAATGCTGCTTTAATATTAGTAGTAAAATAATTAGTAAAATTTTCTATATCTTGAGCTATTGCATAATTAGTAGACATTGAAGAATACAAAATTTCTTTTCTTGTATTATGATTATCTATTAACATTTTATGTTTTTCTAACATTGATGTAGCATAAATAGGTGCATCTGTAGTTGATGCAAATAATGTTTCTGCTTCTTTTAATAAACCTTCATATACATTTTCTGTTAAAGAATTAAGTTTTTCTTTTTGGTCTTTTTCAGATAATTTAGTATATTCAGTAGTACCTAATAATGATTGTTCTAAATCATCTCGTATTCTATTTTTTACATTACTTAATATATCATCTCCCCCAAACCCAAAATTACTTAATGCTACATCTGCACCTGGACCATACGTGTTGCCAGTATTGCTTTGGTATAACCCTAATACCATTGCATTAAGATATATAGGTTGGTCAGCATTAAATGAACTTATTTTGTAAGTATCTCTTTCTCCAAAAATTCCTTCTAGTATATCGCCAGGTCCAAATCTAGTTAAACTTGTACCAAACATTTTGCCGTCTGTAAATTCAACTTTATCTGATATCTCAAAATTTCTACCTAATACGCTAGTTTCATAACCTGTGTACCCAGTACTTGTTATCATTGAATCATTTACTTGAGTCATTTCGTACGTTCCGTCTTGTCCTGGTGTTGGTGTAAATTTTGAACTACCTTTGTAAAATTTGTTTAATCCTGCTGCATTATTATCTAATGTAGTTTTTTGATGCGACAATATGTTTTGATAAAAACCGCCTAAACCAATTGAAGTTGTCTTAAGTTGTTGAACTTTAAGTTGAAATTCAGCAACACTAATTAAATTATTGTTTAGTTTTCTTTGTAATTCTAAGACTTGGTTTCTAATAATTGTATTTGATGAATTTGATAATTTAGCAAAATCTGTTTGAACTGATTGTAACATAGTTTCTAAACCAGTTTTTGTTTCACTAACCGCTTTATCTGTACCATAAAGACCAGTACTACCAGGGCTAGACAAAGTTGTGTCAAACATTTTTGTAGTTATATTAGGAGGTGTTGTTGCTAAACTTGGGTCAGCACCTAATTCTCTATAAGTAGTTGCTACTTTTTTCTCTGGAATAGGTTGTGCAAACATTTTTCTTACTGTATCCTCTGATTCATTTTGTAATCCTCTAGCTTGTTTTTGTGCTCTTAGTTTTGCTATGTCTTCAGCTGTTGGTAAATTTCCTAATGTTATTCTTACTGTCATAATGTCTCCTATCCTATACGTTCAAAGTCTACAAGCAATTTGTTGTAATCTACTTCTAAGTATCCGTCTTCTCCTCTGTATACAGAATACCAAGGAGCTTCTGTTGCCATAACTCCTCTATATCTACCTGGTTTATTTATATAATTAAATTCCCAAAGCCTTGGTGTCTTACCTATTTCTGTTAACATTGGTAACAAATTCTTCATAGGTTGGTAATTGTCCGCTAGTAAAGAGGCTTTTGAGTCTAAACTGCGGACTTGGTACTTTTTTGCAGGGTCACTACTTTTTGTAGCCGCTGCTAGGGCTAACGTCCCAATATCTAAACCTACCTGGAATGCACCAGTAGATTGTCTAGTTCTAGTTTCTTGGTAACTTACACCTGGTCCTA